GGGGGCGAAGGGCCCCCTCTCCCGGCCGAAGGCCGCCTGTGGGGGTTTGGGGGCCTGGGCCCCCATGAAAGAAAAGAAAAACTTTAAAAGTGTATTGTTTGGAAAGGAATGATAGGTGATGAGGGGAGTACAGAAGAGTTAATACAGTAGAATAAAACGTTTCCTTGTAACCAATTCCGTTCTTGAGGAGTGAAATCTGGGAGTTCATTGGTGCAAATGATTACAGGATAACCCATCTTATATGTGTCTTTGTGTTTGTACTTGTCAGTTAATTCAACTTCTAGTTGTCGCCCTAGTAATGATTTGTAGTATTTTCTTATATCGTCCCATTCTATGTCGTCCAATACACCATAGTAACCGTCGTCGTCTTGAATTTTTTTGATGTTCCAGATATTCTGCATATACCAGTGGTTACCTAATGATCTTGCGAGGGAAGTTTTGCCATACATTGTTGGCCCAGTAAACCAAATAGACTTAATAGCGTTACGGTCTCCCCGTCGCATAACCTTAACTGTATCGGACCAAAGGGAAAGTCTGGCCTCATCGGTGATGGATAGTGCAAAGGATTCCAAATCGAATTTAGCGGGGGAACCCATCTTGATATTCTTGAGTCTGCCAACATAGTATCCGACTGAGCAAGCTGACCGTATGAGGGATTTGTCAGTTGCGATTGCTGCGTGGAATATTTCATGTTCGGATTTACCTTCTTTATGGTAGTCTTGGATAATTTGGTAGGCTTTTTCAATGGGTTTGAGGATTTGCCATTCAAAGTTTGCTTTTGGTTCTTTGTCTTCTTTTGTTGCATATTCAATGGCCCTCTTCTTCGGACGGATGGCGATGTTTGGGTGGAATCCGTTGAAGTCGAAGTGACGTTCGTTTCTGATGTTTGGTTTTGAGTGGAAGCTGACATAGCAATGAAAGTGGGTATTTCCGTCTTGGTGAAGTTCTTGTGCAACTAAGATGTGGTCAAGTTCTCTAAAGGAGGAGAAGTGGTCGAAGAGTTGATCTTTGGTTAATGTACACTGGGAGAACGTAAGGAGAACGTGTTTTGCTTGTAAACGAAAGGTCATGGCTACGAAAGTTGATGGCTAAACAATTTTTAAGATTCTTGTTTAGCCCGTGGAGAAAATGGAGCCAACTATGTTGATTTTCTCCGTCACGTGGTACATATGGGGTCCTTGTGACCCCCACCCAATCACGCCTCTTCTCCCAATGTCAATGGTTCGTGTACAAAAACGCAATGCATTCGGACAAATAATGCCGTATCGGCATCGTGCCATGCTTCGTACTATGGCTCGTACGGCTGCCCGATATTGGCTTCGAAGAAGAGTTTCTACTGCTGTTAAAAATGAACCCACTCGAAATGAGCCACTCACCGGACAGTTCGATTACAAGACCGATTATAGAAAACGAAGAGTTAATAAACGTTTACGCACCGTTTTTAGAAAACGTCGCCGTTTTACTCGGCGTATTATGTCTGTTGTTAATAATTACAACAACGGGACTGTTCATCTTGTTCGCCGTACAGTTGGCTCGTTAACAACCACTGTTGATCTTAGTGATGCTGTGTCGTATGGTTTGTTTGGTCTAGATGGTAATACTTCTGGGACTTTTAATACTTGTGATGATATTAAGGAGTTTTTAAAGGAAAAGGATGCTACCTCTTGGAATAATTGGAATACTCCTGCCCTTGCTGTGATTCCATATCGGTTGTATGTTAAGCATGCTATAATGGAGCATACGATGCGTAATACTGGTGCTAATGATGCGATTATTGAGGTGTACTATATTGTTGGTCGTAAAGTGTTACCTGCGCAATTTGGTAGTCCGTCGCCTATTGATGTGTATTCTGCTGGTTTTAATAAGCAACCGCTTGCCCAGGATCCTGATACTGGTGCTCTCTATGATGGACAGTTGGCGTATAATTTGGTTGGCACTACGCCTTTTCAGTGTAGTTGGTTTTGTCAGAACTACCGGATTTATAAAAGGCAGAAATTCCGGTTGCCTCCAGGAAATGAAATTAGTATTGTGATTCATGGAAGATCTAAATGGTTTCAGGTGTCTGATACCAAAAATCGTGTGACAGATCGTCGGTATCATGGTGTTCTTATACAGCAGCAGGGGAGTCCTTTAGGGACTGGAACGGGTTCTTTGTCGCAACCTATAACTGTTGCTCATTTGAATGTTAGACGCTATACTTGTCGATTTGTTCCTAATAAGGTGCCCAGTGATGCTCTGGAAGTTACAGATGCTTAATTAATAAAGGTCTTTTTGGATCTACTTTAATGCCGCTTGCGGCACTCGGCGCGGTAGCGCGTAATAGCAGTCACAGTCTCTGTTATGCGCGGGGGGTTAAGGGGGCGAAGGGCCCCCTCTCCCGGCCGAAGGCCGCCTGTGGGGGTTTGGGGGCCTGGGCCCCCATGAAAGAAAAGAAAAACTTTAAAAGTGTATTGTTTGGAAAGGAATGATAGGTGATG